GTTAATTGTCCACTAGAAGCAGTTAAACCGCTTCCAGCAATACCTGACACAAAATCTGCAATCGTTTCTTTTTTAGATGAATTATCATCTGCATCAATTATTGCAATACTATCAGCAGCAACATTAACAGTTGCAGCTGACAATTCATTTAGATCTAATGCTAAAACACCTGAAGCAGCTGCTAAACCAACACCAGCAATAGCGGTAATTAAATCTGCAATAGCTTCTTTTTTATTATCATTACTATCATCTGCATCAATTATTGCGATACTATCAGCAGCTACGTTAACTACGGCTGCAGTTAATTCGTTTAAATCTAAATCAATTGTCGGAGATCCACTTGTTCCACCGCCACTAAGGCCGTCTCCTGCGGTAACTGCTTCAATGTCTCCAGCAACAGTTCCCCACTCCATAGCGTTAGCAGCAGCGTTAGTTCTTAAATATTGTAAAGCAGATCCTAATGCAGCTAAACCAGTTCCCCCGTGTGTGTAAGGGACAGTATCTCCTGATACAAATTCTGATAAACCGTCAGCATCTCCTGCTGAGTCAAATGTTCCTTTTACTGGTACTTTATCAGCCATTATCCAATCCTTAATTTAATATTGCTAGTTGATCCGTCTGCTTTCACAAAGCCAATTTTAGACTGATTATCTTCAGTTATCAAAGGTATATTGTTTGAAGAGCCGTCTGTTTTAGTAAATTGTAAAGTACGAGTTACGTCAAACCTAGCTTCTCTTGTTGGTCTTAAATCAAAAAAATCACTAATCGGTTGATACATATTGTTATATTACCTTATAAATTTTCATTATTCTACTTCTCTAACTTTAATAGTAGCTATACCTTGACCAGGCGTATCTAATTGCAGATTGTACTCTCTAATCATTACATTGTGCGTATCATATGATCCGCTTGAAGCAATTTCATATCCATTTTGAAACGTCAAAATATTTTCTGTATCTGCCTCAGCTTTAATATAATCTATAAGTTGTGATCCAGTAAAAGCTCTGCTTTGAGCTTGAGCATCTTCATCAGTAATGTCTAGAATTAAATCCCACTCTTTAACGTATTCTGAAGGAGTACATCTAACCTGAACTGACCTGACTACTGGAGTTACTGCAGAGTTACTAGTGTTTAATGTAATTTTTAATTGTAAATTTTTAAATTTCACAGAAGAGGCACTTGTAGATATTTTAAATGTTGTTCCTGTTCCGTCATCTGTATCGTATGTTCCAGCAGAAATCCAACTTCCGTCTTGGTCTTTCTGGTAATGTATCTGAACTGAAGTGTTAGCTGGTAATGGTTCAGTAGCTAATCTAACAGACATTAAAGTTTTTTCTTCACCAATGTCAAAGTTATGAACTGAACTATATAAAGAGCCACTTGCAGCATAAGTGCTAGCAGTTCTATAAGTCTGTGTATTGCTGCTGCCTTTGTTTTCAGAAACAAAAACTCTACCTAAAAAGTCTACAACTGAGTTTGGATTTACTACTGCACTAAACTCTGGACCACCAAAGATAGCACCAGTTAATAAATCTATTGTAAATAATGTCCAAGTATTAGCAGATGATCCAGTAGGAGCTAAGAAAAAACTTCTATCCATACGAGAAGCATCTGTACTTGTTATTAATTTACCAGCAGTAAAGTCTGCATCTTGTCTTAACAAACCAAATGTTCCAAATTCAGTTCCTTTAACGTAGTAAACTACTCGTTCATCTACGCCAGTTGTAGTAGAAGTTCCAGCCATAAGCAATACTCCTGAAGCATACCAAATACAATCTACGGAAAATCCAGGCATACGTGCTACTTCAACTCCAAAACTTTCTCCTAAAGCACTAGCAGGAACAATTCTATATAAAACACTTTCACCAGCTTTAGTCCTTACACAAACAAATAGTTCATTATCTCCTCTAGCTACAATTCCTTGATTAGATCCTGCATCTAAGTTTCCCTCATGCACTACGAAAATTTCTGTACCTGTTACTGGAGGAGTAGAAGTAGTAAAAGCATTGTATTCCATAACAGATATTTTCTCTCCTGTTAAATGAACTACATACAAATGACTACCTATTTTAACCAAAGGCCTGCCAAAAACATCTTGGCTATCTGCGTCTACCCATTTATCTGTATCTGTAAAATCATCAGTATAAGTGCTTTGAATTTCAAATCTATATATATCACTTAGTCCTCCGCTAACTGGTATAAATACATATTTACCGTCTCCGTCTCCTCTTACTCCAAAGTAATCGTCATCTGCTATATCTGAGCTACCAGCATCTTGAATATCCCAAGTTGTGTTAGCTAATGTTCCAGAATAAGTTGCTACTGAATCATCAGAAGAAGAAAAATGTAATAATTTATCAGAAGCTTTTACTAATGTTCCTGTTTTGTTTACATTTGTTCCAGCAGATTCTACTGCGTGAGATAAACGAATACTTCCAGGAGTATGCAAAGCATCTATGTTTGTAGAAAAATCATAACCATTTGCTTTTTCTCTATCCCATTTTTTAAATCCTTCACCAGAAGACCAATCAGTTAATTCCCATACAGCAGTATCAGGCCTTAAATCATATTTAGGATCAGATGATTGCACAATCTGTGCGTTAGATATATTTAAAGGAAGTAAACGAGCTTTGTAGTGATCGTCTGCTGCGTTAGTTGCTAAACGATACTTATAAGTTCCTAGCTTAATGTGAAAATATCCGTCAATCACGATAATTTCTGTTTCTTCTAGTTTGTCTGCTGGTTAAGACAAATCGTTCTTCCTCCTTAAGACGCATATTTTCTTCTTTTCTAGATCTAAGATATTCTCCATAAAACCAATTTGAGTCTCTAGCTTCTTGACCTGGTTGAACTAATTGTCTTTGGTCTTTGCTATCGTTAGTGCTAGCAGGAACAGTAGATCCCATTAATTTAAATACTGCACCTAAAACCACAAGCTCTACTTGTCTATCGAGTAAATCTGTTGTTGCAGCTATTTTCTTTTTAAAGGTGTAATAGAAAGTATCTCCGTGAGATAGTTCACCATAATCCCACATTGTTATACCTATTCCATTTGCAAAACCTGAAGTGTGCATATGCTTTGTCATACGCCAGGTGTTAATAACCCACGGCTCATCATTTCCAATAGATCCTGAACGAGGATAATAACACGATAAAATCTCTTTTAGACCTGTATCAGCAGTTGTGTAATACCAACTGTTCTTATTAGCAGTAGCACTACCAGTATTAAAAACATAAACTTCAGGATACAATTCTTCTAAAATTGCATCTACTGCATTATCTATTTTTGCTATTGTAAATTTAGGATTTTTTTCTATTGCAGTTAAATCAGTTACAACTGCTGCGGTTGTTCCGTTCCAAGCTCTAGCTACAGTAAATCTACTGTTATCTACATCAACACTTTTAATGTAAGCTTGTTCTCCAGTAATAAATTCAACAATGTCTCCAGCAGCCCAACTATTAATGTTAGTAACTGTTATTACTGTGTCTGTTGATGAAACATTACCAGATTGATTTAAAAAATCTGTAAATGGTCTTTTGAGGTAATCAGTTCCGTAAAGGTAATCTTTTATACGTTGTCTAACAACGGCTGCGGTAGCCATTATTTACTCTTCTTACTCGAGTCTACTATATTAGCTCGTCTTTTCACTACTTCTACTATCCAATCGTATACCTCTTGTGCTGATGCCGTCCATATCCTAGGACCAAGCTTATCTTTACCACACCAATCCACGCAACCTATCTTACTCTTAACAGGGCACGCACAACCAGGTATACCGTCTCTCAGTGGATTCGGTCTAGTCATATTGCTTGCATTCTTAACATAGTCTTGAAAGAGACGAGTTGCAAGTATATGAATTACTTTTCCTCTATCAGTTCTAGGTGGTTGTTTTATAACAGGAGGTTGTTCAGATACTTTAGAATAAACTTTTAACATAGCTAATTCTTCTTCCTTAGTTAAAGGATCATCTGCATCTATTAATTGAGATATTTCTCCTGCAGCATCTCTATGAACACGAACTTTTTTTTGGAAAACACCGTCGCCTAAATCTTCTTCACCTAAATCAGAAGCTTTAGGTTTCAGGTGTTTGTCCAAACCAAAAGAATCCTCCATTAATTTAGACGCATCGTCTAATTCAAATTCCTTCTTTTTTTTGTTTGCTTTAGCCACCCATTGTCCTTGAAGTTGTCGCATTAGATGCAAACTTACCAGATTCACCTAAGTTTCTTTGCCTAAGTTTATGCTCATAAGAAGCATCATACTCAGACCAATCGTCCCAAAGAGTTGAAAATAAAGGTGTTCCGTCGTTATCTACGCAGAATATAAAACCTTTTCTTTCATACTTTTTAAGACCAATCTGATCTTCAGGATTACCAGCTACACCGTTGTTAACAGTTTGTTCCCAAGGTAATTGAACTACATTTCCAGTTACCATACCGTCAGGATCAACTTGTAGTGCTTTCATAGTTTTCATATTCTTAAAAGGCACTTTTCTGCCGTCAGGATATTTACCTTGTGCAGTAAATTTTAAAACTTGGCCTTTAAACTTTTTAGTTTTAACATAACCTTCGTCTTTTTTTTCTTCCTGGACATAAGCTTCATTAACATCAGGAGTGCTAGGGTCATCAGCTATAAATTGACCTTTGTCATCTTTAGCTCTTTTTTTCTTTGTTTCAGCCATATCTCTCCTCTGTCGTGTGTGTTGGTAGGAACACACGACAATAAAATACTCTGCCTACCCAGACTTTAAACGCTTAAGCGTCTGTTGTGATTTCCACACCAGCACTGTCAACGATTTCTCCGACACCGTACATAGATGACACAACAACAACGAAACCACGAATTGGAGCCCAACGCATGATTTCTGTCTTTGCAGGCCATTTCTGTACCATACCAAGAGCGTAATCTTTTGAGAATACGCCACCAGCACGGTCAGCAGCAGAGTTTGCAGTTGGAACGTTTGTTGACTGATAAAAGTCAATACCCATAAAGTTACCGAAATAACCTGTATCGGTGTTTGTTCCAATTTCTCCAGCACCTGATCTAACACCGCCACCAGTGAAGATTCCTGAAGAGGAAGCTTCAATAGCAGTTCTTAAGTCAGCAATTTGAACTGGGTGTAATACACCAACATACGGTCCAGGAGCATTAGCTGCTTCTAGAGTATAAATTGCTGAGAATAAGTTAGCGAGTGATAGATTAGATCCAGAAGTACCTACTGCGGTACCGAATCCAGCTAACAAAGCACAGATATCGACGTCAATCTTTTGAGCTACTGCGTTACCCATTT